GCACAAAGAATCGCTGGGAAAACAAATACAGAAGATTTTAAAACAGCAGTAGATGAACTTAAACAATCTTATGGTTCTACAGTTACAGGTGCAAATCTAGCAGTATATTCATCTCAAATAGTACAAGATGCTTTAATGGGATTTGATGGACAATTTGCAAAGTTTAGAGCAGATGAATTAGGTTTAACTAGCTATGTTTATTTTGGTTCTATTATTAGAGATAGTAGAGATTTCTGTGTAGAACACGCAAACAAAATATTTACAGAAGAAGAAGCTAGACAATTATGGCAAAATGATTGGCAAGGTAAATCAGGTAGCGACCCATTTATTAATAGAGGTGGTTATAATTGCAGACATCATTGGCAACCAGTAGACCCTGAGTGGGGAACTGTAAAAGATGATGGTACATTTGAATACACAATAGATTAGAACATTTTAGCAACAACTTTGTTGCATTTTTACAATTTCCTTGATAATTGACAATTATAACAATATAGAAGGAGAACAAACAATGAACGACAAAGTAAAAGAGTCGGTTGAGAATACAGCATCTCAAGACAATGCTGGAGTAAACGAAGTTTCTGAAACAACTTCAACTGAGAACAAAGTTTTTACTGCTGAGCAGTTAGAACAAATAGTTCAAAGAAGATTAGAGAGATATAAAAAATCTGTTTCTAATAAACTTGATGGCATAGATATTGAAGAAGCCAAAAAGTTACTTGAAGAAAAGAAACTTAAAGAACTAGAAATCGCTAAACAACGTGGCGAGTTTGATAAAGTTCTGAAGGAGACAGTATCAAAAAAGGATTCAAAAATTCAATCGTTGGAATCTGAATTAAAAAGGATTCGTATAGACGAAACATTAGTAAATGTAGCTAGTGGCATGAAAGCTGTTAAACCAGCAGAAGTGAAACAACTACTTAGAAATAATGTTAGACTAAATGAACAAGGTTCTGTTGAAGTTATCAACGAAGATGGGACTCCTAGATACTCAGATAAAGGCGAACCAATGACAGTAAATGAATTGGTAAGCGAATACTTAAAGAACAATCCACACCATGTTTTATCTACACCATCAGGTGCAGGTAGCAAGGGACAGATTGGTGGTTCTTCGCCAAAGACAGTAAATATTGGTGATCTTGATTTAAGTAATCCTAATGACAGAAAAGTTTATGCTGACATGAGGAAACAACGAGAACAAGGTATATTTAAAATGAAAATAACTAACAACAACAACAAACTATAAAAAACTATGGCAAACGAAACAACAAGTTCAACACTAAGTGAACTTTTTACGAATATAACTCAAGAAGCTATATTCACATTCCAAGAAACTTCAGTTATGAGACCACTTGTAACTACTTACCCAATTAGTGGTTCTGGTAAAACTATTGAAGTTCCTGTGTACCCAACAATCAGTGCTTCAGCAGTAAACGAAGCTTCTGATTTATCTAATACAGCAGTAAACCCAACTTCAGCAACTATCACTGCTTCTGAAATTGGTGTTATGACAACTTTAACTGACTTAGCTAGAGATTCAGCTAGTCGTAATGTTGGTGCTGACATTGGAAAATTATTCGGTGAAGCAATCGCTAAAAAAGTAGATACAGATTTAGCTGGTTTACTAGACGACTTTGCATCTGCAAACGATCAAGGTGGTGCTGGAACTGAACTAACTGCTGACTTGCTTTTCAAAGCACAAGCGATTTTAAGAAGTGCAAATGTACCTGCACCTTACTACGCAGTGTTTCACCCTAAAGCAACTTTCAATTTAAAGAAAACTTTAACACAACCTGCTTACACAACATCAAGTTCAGGTTATGCTATTTCTGATATTGGAAATGAAGCTTTAAGAAATGGATATATCGGTAGAATTGCTGGTATTGATATTTTTGAAAACGCAAATATTTCTATTGATGCTTATGACGATTCATTCGGTGGAGTATTTCACCCACAATCTATCGGATTGGCATTAAAAGAAGATTTCAAAGTTGAAACTCAAAGAGATGCGTCTCTAAGAGCAACTGAGATCGTAGCTTCTATCACTGTTGGTTCTGGTGTTCTTAAAGACACTTACGGAGTAACAGTTAAAGTTGATACAGCTCTTTAATTAATAAATCGGTGGGGTGTAAAAGCCCCACCAACTAAACGGAATTAACTATGGCTAATTTTTCTACAGATTCAGATTTAACATTTTACCAACCAGATATTTTAACTTTTGGAATAGCAAACTTTACTTCTCCAAATGATTACCACGCACAAGCACGAGCAGATATTGAAAGAGATTTAAGAATTAAATGGTTTCCAGTTTACTCAAAAGAAACTTATAGAGATATAGCAATACTAAACACAACTGAAATGGACGCAACTTTATTAACTGATGCACAGTTTAAAAGAGCATCTGTATTTAGAGTAATAGGTTTTTATGCTTGTCCACAACTTACTAAATTTAATTCAAATGATAACCCAGATAGATTTCAAGTTATGATGAAACATTATCAACAAATGTATGCTGATGAGTTTGAATCTATTTTAAGAGATGGTGTTGAATATGATGCTGATGATTCTAATACAATTCAAGATGCAGAAAAAGCACCTTATCATAGACTTAAACTAATTAGATGAAGATAACTATTGAGGATAATTCATTACAAGTTGCTAAGAATTTTGAAAAGCAAGTTAGAGAACACCCTTTACAAGTTAAAACAGCTTTAGGAAGAACTGCTGAGTTCTTAATAGGTTTAATTAAACAAAGAACCTCAAGAGGTAAAGATTATCAGGGAAGATCATTTCCACCTTATACTAATGTTTATAAAGAATTTAGACAACAAGCTGGTAGACAAACACAATTTCCTGATCTTAATTTTTCTGGTCAAATGCTATCAAGTATAACTCAAAAATCAGAACCAGATTATGCTGTTATTTATTTTGCAAATAAGTTTCAAAATGTTAAAGCTATTGGTAACCAAAAGAAACGTAAATTCTTTGCAATAGGTTCACAAGAAATACAACCTATTCTAAATGTATTTATGAAAACTTATAACAAACTTAGTAAAGTATGAGTAAACGAGAAGATATAGCATCAAATATAATTACAACAATTTCAACTGGAACAACTCCTATAACTTTAAAAAAAGTTACAAGAGAACCATTTAATGTAGACGAATTATCTGAACAACAATATCCAGCTTGTTTCGTACAATCAGGAAACGAAATAAGATCTGATGAAACAATGACATCAAGCACTATCACAAGACAAGCAACTGCTGACTTTGTAATTGTTGGATATGTAAAAGGAACTACAACAAATATTGATACAAAACGTAATGAGTTAATCTCTACGATTGAAACAAGACTAAATTCTGATAGAACACGAGGTGGATATGCTAAACAAACTCAAGTAGTAGAAGTTTCTACTGATGAGGGTGTTTTATTTCCAATAGGTGGTATCAGAATGGTGGTGCGAGTTATGTACCAATACACATCTGGCACACCTTAATATTAACAATACAAGGAGAACAACATGGCAACTCATACTGGTTCAGAAGGAACAATTAAAGTTAGTTCTACAACTGTAGGCGAACTTAGAAGTTACTCTTTAGAACAAACTGCTGACACTATTGAAGATACTTCAATGGGAGATACAACTAGAAGTTATAAATCTGCTTTAAAAGGTTGGTCTGGTTCTGCGTCATTATTTTTTGATGAAGCTGATGCTGGTCAATTACTTTTAGTTTTAGGAACTGAAATAGCACTTAAAGTTTACCCTGAAGGTGCTTCATCTGGTGATAAGTATTACTATGGTCAAGCAATTATTACTGGTAGCAATATATCTGCATCTTTTGATGGAATGGTAGAAGCTGAAGTAACATTTACTGGAACAGGTGCATTAACTTTTGGAACTGCATAATTAATTATTAATTAGAAAAGGAAGATATGAACGTAATAGATAGAGTGAAGGCACACTTTGAACAACAAGGTGTAAAGAAAATAGAGGTAGCTGAATGGGGCGAGGAAGGCAAACCTTTAACAATATATTGCACACCATTTTCATTAGGAGAAAAAAGAAACCTATTTAAAGGTGCTAGAAATGATGACATAGCTGTTTTAGTTGATGCTATTGTTTTAAAAGCTAGAGATGGAGAAGGTAATAAAATATTTAAGCTAGATGACAAACAAGTATTATTGAATAATGCTGACCCAAATGTTATAGCTAGAGTAGCAACAGAAATGTTGAATGGTATTTCTTACGAGGAAGCTGAAAAAAAGTAAGAGGTGATGTAGAGCTTTATTCTATACTGGCTCTGGCTCACGAATTAAAAAAAAGTGTAGAAGAAATTTGTCTTTTAACACAAGATGAATTTTATTATTGGATTGCATATTTTAAAGTGAAGGCAGAAAAAGAAAAATTACATGGTAGACAACAAGATAGACATTCGCCTAAACGCAATTGACAATACTAAAAGAGCATTTGACGATCTTAATAAAAACTTAAAAGAAACAAATAATACTACACAAAAAGTAAGCACTAGTTTTCTTACACTTAAAAATGCAGTTTTAGCATTTGCTACTGGTGCAACTCTTAAAGCAATCATTAATACAACAGCTTCATTTGAGAATCTAAGAACAACTCTAAGATTTGTAACTGGTTCTATTGAAAGTGGAAACAATGCTTTTCAATTATTACAAAATTTATCATTAAGATCAAAGTTTAGTGTAGAACAATTATCAGATGCTTTTGTTGCACTATACTCATCAGGGATAAATCCAACTGAAGAACTATTATCTACATTTATTAATACTGCATCTGTATTTGGAAATGAAATTGATACATTAAATGATTTAACAAGATTATTTGCAAAAGGAACACAAGGTGGATTAGGTTTACAATCTTTAAATCAATTAGCTTCTAAAGGTATTCCAGTATTTAAAATATTAGAAGAACGATTAGGAATAACTAGAGATAGTTTAGCAAAATTTGCTGAGACTGCTGATGGTTCTCAAAGAATATTACAAGCTTTACAAGATGGATTATCAGAAACATTTGCTGGTGCTAATGAAGCAAGAGTAAATAACTTATCTACTGCAATATCATCTTTAGGTAGAGAGTTTTTAAATGCTTTTGAAACATTATCAGGTGGTGGTGGATTTAATAAGGCATTAATTGATTTAATAAATAGTGTTAAAGAATTACTACAAACATTAAACCCATTAATAAAAGCTTTAGGTAAAGTATTCTCATTTATTACAGATTCATTAACTGGTGCTTTCCAATTTTTAAACGACACAATTAAAGATACAATTAGCTTATACAATAAGTTAGTTGATTTTTTAGGATTAGATAAAACAGTTAAAATAGATATTACTCGTGGACAGTTAGAACAAGGTGCAATTACACCACCAGCATCTAGAAAACCAGACACATCTTTTTTTGGATTACTAAACAAAGAACTAAGAGAAGCACAATTAACATTTAAAACTATTGAAGAAACATTAGCCAAAGGTGTTGTAGAAGGAATCAAAGGTGTTTCTAGAGGTATTGCAGAAGCAATAGTTCTTGGAAAATCATTAAACCAATCATTTAGAGAATTAGCACAAAAGATATTAGTTCAAGTTATTGAAAGACTAATTGAAGAACAATTAATTAAACTATCTTTATTTGCATTAGATAAACTAAGAAAAGCTTTAGAAGAAGATAAGACTAGAGAAATACAGAAACAAAACAATCTATTATTAACTCAATTAGGTTATCAGTCTACATTGGCTTCATTAAATGCTTCTGGGTCTAGTGGTGGTGGAAATGGTTTTGGATTAGGAGATTTAATTAGTATTGGTTCTAGCATATTCGGTGGCTTTGCTGAAGGTGGTGCTGTTAAAGGTGGACAACCTATTAGTGTTGGAGAACGTGGTAGAGAATTATTTGTACCTTCTACAGATGGAACTATTGTTCCTAATCAAGACTTAGGAGTAAATGGAAATAATTATAATTTTACTATTGTTGCTACAGATGTAAAAGGTGTAAAAGAATTGCTATTAAACAATAGATCAACTATTGTAAATATTATGAACCAAGCTTTAAATGCGAAAGGAAAATCTAGTTTAGTATAATGAGTGGCACATTCCCTTCAACACCTACAACTAAAACAGTATCTATAAGATCACAACAAAATACTATTGTATCTACAACTGCATCTGGCAGACGACAAGCAAGACAAATTGATGGTCAAAGATTTGCATTAACACTTGTATTTCCTGTTATGACTAGATCAGAATTTGCACCAATTATAGCTTTCATAATGAAACAAAGATCACAATTAGAATCATTCCAATATACACCTGCTACAATGGCTTCAACTAATGGAGTTGCTTCAGGAGTTATATCTGTGAATGGTGCTGTAAGTGCTGGTGCTACATCTTGTTCAATAGATGGTATGGCAAATAGTACAACAGGAGTATTTAAAGCAGGAGATTTTTTTAGATTTACTGGACAGAATAAAGTTTACATGATTGTTGCTGATGTATCTTCTAATGGTTCTGGTCAAGGAACATTAACATTTGAACCACCATTAAGAGCAAACGTAGCTGACAATGCAGTTCTAATTTATAACAATGTAGATTTCACAGTTGGTTTAACTAATGATGTTCAAGAATTTAGAGTAGGCACAGAAAACTATTTCCAATATGAAGTTGATCTTATAGAGGTATTGTAATGCCTAGATCACTCAATGCTTCTTTAATATCAGAATTAGCAACTAATAAATTAAATCCAGTAGAACTAGTTTATCTTGGAGTAAGCACAGGTTCATATTACACAGATCATTATAAGAACATTACTTTTGATGGAAATACTTATGTTGCATCATCTTTATTTTTAGGAAGTTCAGAATCAGCAGAATCATCAGAAGTATCAGTAAGTAATTTAGTAGTTAAATTTGGTGGTGCAGATCAAACAATAATCTCCTTATTTCTTAACAATGATTACATGGATAAGAGAGCATGGGTTTACAGAGGATTTATAGATGAGAACCAAGCATTAATTAATTATCCATTCCTATTATTTGACGGAAGAATAGAAAATTTAAGCATTGAAGAAGATGACACAAATTCAGTAGTAAGTATTTCTATTGCTTCACACTGGGCAGACTTTGATAAAATTAAAGGAAGAAAAACTAATACTAACTCTCAAGCATTACATTTTCCAACTGATTTAGGATTTGATTATGCTTCACAAACAGCAAAGGATATTAAATGGGGCAAGGCATAACTGATTTATATAAAATTATACATCTGTATAGGCAATTCCCTAGATACGACAAAATGAAATACCAAGATTTAATAAATGCAATATTGCCATCTTTTAACTTAGAGCAATATCAAATTCATAAAGTTAATGGAGAAGTTGTAGGTTTTACAAACTGGGCATATTTAAGTGATGAAGTAGAAAAAAGATTTATGACAACTGGTAGATTAAAAGCTAATGAATGGAAGTCAGGAAACAATATTTGGCATATTGAAACAGTTGCTAAAAGTCATTTAAGAGAAATTATGAATTGGACTAAAGAATACTTTAGAAATTTACTAGAAGTAGATCAACCTTTGAAATGGTTAAGGATAGCTGATGACTCAACTATCTACAGAAGATCTATGAAATTTAAAAGGGAGTTTCACGTTTAATGGGTTTTGATCCAATCACATCAGCAGTCGTACAATTAGTTGTTACTACAGCTATATCTTGGGTTTTAAAACCTGAACCACCAAAAAGAAATGTTCAACAACAAGAAACTGCACAAGGTATCTTAGTTAATAAAGCTTCTAACAATACAGCTATTCCAGTTATCTATGGTAAAAGACAAGTTGGTGTATCAAGAGTATTTGTAGAGAGTTCAGGAACAGATAATACATATCTTTACATGGCAGGAGTTCTTTGTGAAGGTGGTGGTAATGGAATTGAATCTATTGAAGAAATTTATGTTAATGACAAATTAGTAACTTGGTCAGGTGCTTTAACTGATGGTACTGTAAGAACAGTAAATAGTTCAGATACTAATTATTATAAAGGTGAAAGTTTAATATCAGTACAATCTTTTTACGGATTAGATAATCAATCTGTTTCTAGTTTATTAGATGAATCAAATAACTGGGGTTCTAATCATAAACTATCTGGTGTTGCTTATCTTGCTTTTAAATTTAAATGGAATCAAGATGCTTTTAATTCATTACCTGAAGTCAAAGTAGTTCTTAAAGGTAAAAAAATATATGACCCAAGATTAGATTCAACTAAAGGTGGTTCTGGTTCACATAGAGAAGATACAGCTTCTACTTGGACTTATTCTGCTAACTCAGCTTTGTGTCTTTTAGATTATTTAAGAAATAGCAGATATGGAAAAGCTTTACCTAATTCTTCATTTGAAACTAATTATGATTCATTTAAAACTTCAGCAAATTTATGCGATACTCAAGTAACACCTTATTCTGGTGCAATATCAGATATTAACTTATTTGAAACAAATATAGTTCTAGATACTGAACAAAAACTTATAGATAATGTAAGAGAACTGTTAAACCCAATGAGAGCAATATTTACCTATACACAAGGTAAGTATTTTTTAATTATTGAGAATACTGGTTCATCTCAATTAAGCTTAAACAAAGATAATATTATTGGTGGTATTAAAATATTTGGTGAAAAAAAGAATAGCAAATATAACCGAGTAATAGGAACATTTGTTAATCCTGAAAAAGAATGGCAAGAAGATACAGTATCATTCCCACCTGCTGATGATTCTGGTTTACCTGTTGGAGATAGATACGCAACTTTATTAGCTGAGGATAATGGAACTAACTTAGAAGCTAATTTTAGCTTTCAAGGAATATCAAATCCATACCAAGCAGAAGAACTTTGCGAAATTATTTTAAGAAGATCAAGAAATGCTTTAGCTGTAGAAGTAATGGTAACTTCAGAAGCATTAAATTTAACTATTGGAGATTTAGTTGATCTTACTTACACAACAGGTGGATTTAGTTCTAAACTATTTAGAGTTTATGGATTAAGTATAAATACAGATTCTACAGTTTCATTAAAACTTATTGAACATCAAGATAACTTTTATACTTGGTCAGAAAAAGCAGAAGCACCGACAATAGCTGATACAACATTACCAAATCCTAATTCTGTTTCTGCACCAGCTTCAGTTACATTAGACGATCAACTAATTGAATACTCAGACGGAGTTGTTATTACTGCTTTAGATGTAACTATTGGTGCTTCTCTAGATTCTTTTGTGGACTACTATCAAGTTGAATATAAACTAAGCACAGATACAGATTACATTATTCATGGACAAGGTAGAGGATTAACTCAAAGAATACTAAACGTAGTAGATGGATTAATTTATAATGTAAGAGTAAAAGCATTTAATACATTAGGAGTTAGTTCTACTTACACATCTGCAACAAGAACTATTGTTGGTGGATTATTACCACCTGCTAACGTAGAAGATTTTTCTTGTAACATTATTGGTCGTGATGCTCACTTATCTTGGACACAAATACCAGATTTAGATTTAGCTTATTATGCAATTAGATTTAGTACATTAACAACTGGTGCTGAATGGCAGAACTCAGTTTCACTTGTTGAAAAAGTTGCAAGACCAGCTACATCAGTTACAGTACCAGCTAGGATTGGTTCTTACTTAATTAAAGCTGTAGATAAAAATGGAAACTTCTCATCTAATGAAGCTGTAATATCAACTAACTTATTAGAGATAGGAGATTTTAATGCTGTTCTAACACAAACTGAATCACCCACATTCTCAGGAACTAAAACCAATGTATATGTTGATGGTGGTGCTTTAAGATTAGACTCTACAGAAACATTTGATTCTTCTGTTGGACTATTTGATTCTCCTACAACTTTTTTTGATGCTGGTGTAACTACTTATGACTTGTCTCCTACAGGTTCTTATGAATTTGCTTCTCCTATTGACATTGGTGGAAGTTACACTGTTCGTGTAACTGCTTCTCTTACACAAACTGTTGATAATATAGATAATCTTTTTGATAGTGCTACTGGCGACTTTGATGATGGTGCTTCTAACTTTGATGGAGATTCTCCTGCTAACTGTAATGCTCATTTAGAAATTTCTACTTCTGCTGACAACATAACTTATACTGCATTTAGAAATTTTGTAGTTGGTGATTATACAGCTAGATATTTTAAATTTAGACTTAATATGAGATCAGATGATTTAGCTTCTACTCCTGTTGTATCTGCTTTAAGTGTAACCATTGACGTACAAGATACTATTCAAAATGGTAATGATTTAGTAAGTGGAACTGGTACTTATACAGTAGTGTTTACAAGACCATTCTATTCTGTTAATTATGCTATCGGTATTACTA